CTTGATCGAGAAGTGGGTCAGTGAGACTCCAGAACGTTTCGAGAGAGAAATATGGAAAAATGGATGGTCAGAGCAAGCGCCAGATCATTATCTCTTCCGACGAGACATGGCTGAGGTTAGAATGAAGATGTTCAATGAGTGGAAAGAGCATGGCGAATTGAAGAATTTGCCTAAAAGAAAGATTCAGGCTGCTCTAAATAAGCATTTAGCTTCTCTCACGCCCAATAATAATCCGATGATGTTCTCTCCGGAATTCATTAATTGGGGTCAACGACAAGATCCAAATGATCACGTATCATTCACTGCTGCTTTAGCTCAGAGAATTCGAAGATCCAATTTTGATTTGAACAAGGCAGACCATATGGAAGCAATTCCGTTAGGCTGTGCATTGTGGGATCATTGGAAAGAATATCTAGGCTTTGATCGCTACGGTTCCGTTGCTTTCAATCAAAATGAATTTGATTTAGCCGAAGCTCAGTTTATGGAGAAGAGGACTTATCGTAGTGACGCGTTGAAGCAAGCTGGTTTTGATAGAGCTGATCCTGATTTTACTGATAGGCTGACTGCAAAGAAGCAATGGAAGCTCAAAGATATCGTTCCTGCTAAAGCCAAAGCATTGCAAGTTATATTAATAAGAGCGGATGAGTATCTCGAGAAATGGGGCCCTAGGGCTCAATATTTGAAGAATAAATTTCTAGAGATATGCCCGCCATACTTGTATTTGCATACAAATAAGACTTATCAGCAAATGCAGGATTGGTCCTCTTGGAGACAGTTGACCTTTGGGAGTGCAGACATAATGACAGAATTGGATATCACCGCTTTGGATACACATGAGCGAGGTGGTTCTCTGGAATTTGAAATTAGATTCATGCGATTCTTTTCATTCCCTGAGGAATGGATTGAAGAATATGTGTATGATAAATATCATTTCCACACTTCGTCCATCTGGTTCGGCTTGATGCGATTTTCTGGTGAAGCTTTCACGTTCTTTTTCAACTCCATGTTCATGGGAGCTAGAACTGTGACTAAGTATGCTATTGCTCCTGGTGCTTGTATGAAACTTGCCGGTGATGATGTCTTACTATTCGATAAGTACGTAGTTCGACAATCTTGGGACAAGATTAAGCATTTGGATGCTATAGATACTCCAGAAGATGGTATTAGTAAAGAGAAGTATTTCGAAGTGAAAGTTGGTGGTTTCTGTTCTTTCAGTGAGAAAGATGGCATGGTTTGGAAGAATCCAATCATCTTATTGAAACGCCTGTTGTCGGCCGCGAGAGAGGGTCGCATAAAGGACGTAATTGATGGTTACTATTTGGATTTCCTTACTATATATCGCCATGAAGATCGTTTGTATGAAGTTCTCAGCGAAGATGAAATGGCTGCTCAGCAAGTTTTAGCTAGTGAGATTTTCAATGCCAAAAGAAGGCACGGAGCTCGTTTGAAATATGCGGAGAAAATGCAAGTCGGTTTTGAAGGCTACGATCCTGGTTTCATCACATATGTGTTGAGCATGTATGACGCTGCTTTGAAGACAGTTGAGGCTAATCCCTATGTGAGCGAGTATACCTCAAGCGAGAGTGACGTCATTACGCAACTGTATGAATATGACTACTAAGGATTCCGCCTTTGATAGTGTTCAGATTGATGCCGTCCCTACTACTAGTACGCAGAAGTTGTCGGTTTTGGGTAATGATAAAGATCACATTCATTTGTTCCAGTTAGTCATTTCAGGGGCTGGTACCCGTTCTTGGACGTTACCGGATTTGCTTGGAGGTTGGAAGCGTCGTAAAGGCAATATTACTTTCAAAAGTATGAAAGTTAAATACACCTTCGATGATGCCAATGGAAGAGTATTATTCGGAATGTTAGCTCCTGAC